TAGTTTGGTATGCTCTAGTTATATCAATTGGTGGTTTAATCATTACATGGTTTGTTGGTGCAAAGTTGCCAGGCCTAGAATATAATAATCAGAAAGTTGAAGCTGCATTTAGAAAGGAATTGGTATTCGGTGAAGACGATAAAGAAAACTACTCACAACCAGCAACAATTTTGGAATTATTTACAGGGATTAGATTTAACTATCAGAGGTTATATAATCACTATGGATATGTGGATGTATGGATTAATGCCTACGATCAGTTTATGGTCATCGTGCCCTACTTATTGGTTGGCCCGGGCTTATTTACCAAGCTTATCACTTTAGGGGTTGTGGTTCAAGTCAGTAATGCATTTGCTAAGGTTCACGAAGGATTTGGGGTGTTTTTATACCAATTTACCCAAATAACTGAATTGAGGTCTATTTGGAAACGATTAAGGGAGTTTGAGTCCAATTTAAGCCGTTTTAAATGAAAACCCATACTAGACCCTTAGTTTGGACAAATAACCCTTAAAACGACTCTGAGGGGGTCTGTAAGTCCTTGTTTTTAAAGGGTTTTTTAACCCCTTATTTATCAATAACTTAGGTCAGTAACTTGTTCCTTGTATTATATGCATATATTTGATATAATATACTTAACAATTGAGAAACATTAATTTAATGGAGTTTATATTATGATTTTGAAACTAAATAAAGTTTATACATTTGATATGGGTGATATGTCACATTGTGGCACCTCAAATGATGACATGATTAAGTATTATGAAAACAATTCAAGTCCGTTATCTTTTTATATTGAGCAACATAAACTACCAGTTTGGTACTCAAATTTAGATTATGATACGTCAAAGGTGATGGTTGAGGGTGTTGAAATTAGACCTGATCTTAGAAGTAAAAATTTAACACCTAATATATTAGATCAGAAGGCCTTTAATAAAAAAGGTGGAGATTTTAATTGGAGTAGGGGTAAGGGAACTGGACGAACAACAGGTGGTGCTGGTTGGAAAATATGGTGTCATAGTCAAATTTTTGTTTGGACAGATTTTTGTAATTTACCAGAAGTAAAAGTTGTGGCTCTTACAGGTAAAGAATGTTTAAAAAGATGGCCAAGTGGAAAGATAAAAATTAAAGAAAGAGAGTTACTGTTCAAATGAAAAGACTAGATCAATTTTTTACGAATAATAATGTTGTTGATAAATGTTTATCGTCACTTAATCTTTTGTCTTATGATATAATAGTTGAACCATCAGCAGGTTCTGGTTCTTTCTATTTTAAGATAGAACATAAACATAAAATAGCGTATGACTTAGAACCTAAATTTCCCGAAACTATATGTTATGATTTTTTGGAAACTAAACCATTGGTTGAACAGGGGAAAATTTTAGTGGTTGGTAATCCCCCGTTTGGAAAGAATTCGTCTTTAGCTGTTAAATTTTTTAATCATGCTTCTAGTTTTGCTGATACTATTGCGTTTATATTACCAAGAACATTTAGAAAACCATCAATAAAAAATAGGTTGGGTGAGTATTTTCATTTGGTAGAGGAAACAATACTTCCAAAAAACTCATTTCATATACCCGATGGAAAGATGTATGATGTTCCTTGCGTTTGGCAAGTATGGAATAAAACAACTAAAATTAGAGAAAAAATTATTGTAAGAATGGAACATAAAGATTTTAAGTTTGTTGAAAGGAAAGAAGCAGATTTCTTAATTCAGAGAGTTGGTGGTGGTGCTGGTATTGTAACAAAAGATATGAATAAAAAAGAACCAGCATATTATAACATCAAAGCTTCTGATGAAGTATGCAAGGTATTTGAAAGAATAGATTGGAATAAATCAGCAAAATATGATACGGCTGGTAATCCATCATTATCTAAAGGTGATATTATTGAAATGTATGAAAAGGAATTAATATGAAAAGACCTAAAGATACAATTTCAAAAGTTGTTTTACCGTAACTTGTTCCTTGTATTATATGCATATATTTGATATAATATACTTAACAATTGAGAAACGGAGATTTAAACATGAAAGATTTTATGACATTTATCGGTGCAGTTGTTTCAATCATTGCAGTATTATCATATTTTCTTGCAGCTATCTTTGCACCGTTTGGAATCGTTTGGTTGGTTCTGGCTCATTGAAATGGGAAGTTACTTCCCTCTTGAGAGATGGTGTTAAGGGTAGTGAGCAGGAAGTGATTATGAAAGCACTATGGGATTTGGAGTTTAATGAAGTAAAAGAAGTTCTCTATGGTGCTTGTTATAATCTTACATTAGATGATAAACTGTCCGAAGATGAACAAAGAGAAAAAATTAAAGAGATGTGTGAAAGAAGCATAGTCAATACTAACTTATATGATTTTAAAATCAAACTTATTGAGGAGTAAAAATGTTTCCTATTCTTGGCTGGACTAATAGAGATAATCAACCTTTAGTTATTGGGTTTGCTGGTAAAGCCAGAAGTGGTAAAGATACTGCTGGAAAATACTTGGTTGATGAATATCAATTCTTACGTTATTCTTTTGCACAACCTTTGAAAGATGCAACAAAGATAATGTTTCATCTTACTGATAAACAGATTGAGAATAAAGAGAAACCAGCAGAGCCTTGGGGTAGATCACCAAGAGATTTATATCAACGGTTAGGAACTGATATTGCCCGTAACATTGATATCAATGTATGGGTGAAGGGTGCAGATATATTTATGAGAAATAATCCTGGCCGTTCTATTGTTATCACTGATGTTCGTTTTTCTAATGAAGCATTCTGGATTAGAGATCAAGGTGGCATTGTTGTTTACCTTCAAAGTGAAACTAGAGGTATTCATGAACATACTGGACATTCAAGTGAGAATGGTTTGAAGGGTGACGATGTTGATATCATTATACAGAATGATGGAACTATCAATACTCTCTATGAAAAGATTGAAGAACTTAAAACTGAAAGGTCTTTTGCGTGAGTGAAACAGGATATAAAGAATATACTTTGAAGGATGTAAAAGATTCAGCTGATAGGAAACTATTTACAGTTGTTTCTACATTCGCTGGTGGTGGCGGAAGTTCTACAGGGTATAAGTTAGCAGGTGGTCATGTACTTGCAATGAATGAGTTTCAAGAAATTGCTTGTAAAACATACTCTGCTAATTATCCTGATACTACAACTATTTGCAAAGATATCAGAGAATTGCGTGTCGAAGAAATTTTTGATGCAGCTAAGATTAGACCAAGAGAATTAGATATATTTGATGGCTCTCCCCCTTGTCCGCCATTCTCTATGTCAGGTTCAAAGAGGAAAGGTTGGAATAAAACTAAAAGGGTATATGGAAAGGTTCAAACTAATATTGAAGATTTAACATTTGATTTGATTAACCTAGCTAAAGATGTTCAATCTAAGGTTATTGTATGTGAAAATGTTAAAGGTTTGACTATGAATTATGCTAGAGATCACATGAAAAAGATGATTGAAGGTTTTGAGAATATCGGATATACAGTTGTTCATAGAGTATGTAATGCATCTTTTCATGGTGTACCACAGAAGCGTGAAAGAGTTTTCATTGTCGGTGTTAGAAATGATGTGATGGAAAAACTAGGACTAAACATTATCAGCTTAGGTGAAAAGGTTTTTCCAGTACCCTATAAATTACAACCTACACAAAAAGATGCTATATATCATTTGTTAGAAGATGAAGATAATCTTGCAGAAGGTAAAATCTTAGAAGATAAAATGAGTGGTAGCACTACTGGTCAATGGGTTAAGATGATGCCAAAAGACCCGCCTAAATATGTATCTGTTGGTGATTATAACCCTAAAGGTAATGGCTTTCAAACAAGACGCTTAGGTTGGGATCAAGCTTCTAATACTATTTTGGAAAAGGGATTAATGGGTCAGTCACATATTCATCCTATTTGTGATAGGGGATTTACTACTCAAGAAGCAATACGACTTATGGGTTTACCTATTGACTTTAAACTTGAAGGTACATTAAAAGAAAAACTTGCTAGAATTGGTTTGATGGTTGCACCACCGCAACTTAAAAGGATTGCAGAAACAATTTATGAAAATATTTTGAAACCGTATAAAGAGATAGAATATGAAGATATTCAAAGCTGAAATAGAACATAACGAAAAAGAAACTTCAGAAAAATGGGTTGGCAAATTTGTTTCAGATGACTGTTATAACAAAGTATTTAAACACAATGAAGATTTCAAAGTAGTAGCACCTGCTAAAAATATTTTTGGTGAATATGAACCCATCGCAATAGTAGTAAAGAATGCTTTTTCTAAAGAAGATCATACTCTTGTAAAGGATACTCTTTTTTCAATTGAAGAAACATCTAATATGAGAGCTAATTGTTCTGGCCCTATTGATAAAGAAAGATTACTTGAAGAAAAAGGTTGGGTAGAAAATGTTGATTACAAATTAAGAACACCTAATTCTTATTATACAAAAAGGTCTGATGGCTCATGGGGCGACATAGCTGTAGGACAGGATATACATTCTTTACTTCTTGGATATAAACGTGGAAGGTTTACTGGAAAAATTCAGTTGTCTGCTTGGGCTAGAGATAATGAAGAAAGATGGAAAATCTTATTGAAGATTGCTGATGTAAATGCTGAGGCTTTCAAGAAAGGCTGTACTGATAGATATGTAAAACAGAAAACATTTGCAGAAAAACATATAGATAAAAATCATAGAATGGGTATGTTTACAGCATTCTCTCCGAATAAATACAACGAGGAACAAACTAAACAGATGTCCTTGCACATAGATAAGGGTGATACTGATTTAGGATTTACTACAATGTGTGTATTTAGGGTAGACAAGTATGATGGAGCATATCTAACATTTCCAAGATGGGAATGTGCTGTAGATGCAGATGATGGTGATGTTATTATTGCTAATTCCAGACAAGTTCATGGAGTATCACCTATACATGGCAAAGGAACAAGATTATCATGTGTGGCTTATTGTGATAAGAATGTCGCAACTCTAGCTAGTGGTGAGATACTAGCACGTCCAGAACAATTGATTGGACAAACTTTTAAAAAGGAAGGTGTGAAGCCTAACGATTTGGAGGCATTCTTATGATAGCACTTGTTATGGGTAGAGGCGTTGAGGGTTGTGGTGTTACCAGATACACTATTGAATATAAGAATTGGTTAGAGAAGCAGTGGGAAGGTTTGCAAAGGAAAAGACTCCTAATATAGAGGGTTTTTTTAAGTAAACTTTTTCCTTGTGTAATGAATACCATTATGTTATAATGGTTATAATAATAAGAAATATTAAGAAATATTAAGAAATAAGGAGTAATATTAAGTGACAACTAAACCGATGGAAAGAAGGGCTAAAAAGAAGAAATGGGAAAAGATATTAGAGGAAATGAAAAATCCTCCAGTTCCATTGACCAAAGAAGAAAGGATCAGAGGAATCAAACGGGCCAATGCTGAACTTTTTAAGATTCTTAAAGAAGAACTATCTTTAAATCAGATTAAAATTATTGCTGACCCTATGAGAACAGGAAAAACTTATAAGAGTATTGAACAGCTCATACCTTTGTTGAAAGAATCTAGGGTTGATCTAATTATTATGACTGCACCTCTTAATGGTATTATTACACAAAATCTCGACCACTTGAAAGATGTTGCACAGAGTCGTGGGTATCATGTTGAAGATAGCCCGGCCAGAATTCTTAAACTCCTAGCTAGAGGTGACAGAGTTATAACATATTTATCCAATGCTGGTGCTTATAACATTGCCAGTGTAGGAGCGAAAATATTAAAGAAAATTGATTTAGATCAGGTGAAAGTCGGAACAATTGTTGATGAAGGAGATTATGGTTCGATTAGTGATAAAGGACTTACAAATGCATCAAAGGGAACTCCTGGCCCAAAATTCCTAGCAACAATGTATAACTTTTTGAAACAAATTTGTGCGAAATCACCCCATACTTATCTTTTGACTGCTACACCTAATTATGAGCAGAATGGTTTTATTACTTCAGCAGATAAATGTAGTTTTAAAGTTTTAAAACCAAGAAAGAAGGGAGAACAGAATATTTATGCTGGACAAGTTGGTTGGGTAGGTGATGCTAAGTTTTATGATTTTGGGTCAAATAGTATATTCAACATTGGTAACAAATCTGTTGACGATGCTTTGTTTGATATGTCTACAAGTTTAGTTACTATTGATACTGAAACTGGATGGAAACGATCAGCTATGATTCAAGTTAGTGATAATGATGAGGATTATCCTGCTTATCTACCAGTAGGTCATAAGGATGCCAAAGAAGCAAAAGAGCCAGTTGGTGTGGTTATGGAGATTGCAAACAATCCAAAAGTCAAGGCAAATTTTCTTAGATTAGTAGATGAAGATACTTATATTGGTGCTATATTGAGTGCTGATGAAAAATGTCTTTTTAACTTAAAGGGAGAAGTTTTAGATATATCTAAACTTAGTAAAGTTTCCGATAAATTAGAAAAACTTGGTTTTGATACTATTTCTGGTAATATAGAAGATATAATTTATGATGCGATTGATGACCAAGATAATCCACTACGGTTATTGATGGTAAAGATGATGGCAGGGAGAGGTGTTACATTACGAACTATTAAAGAATATCTGTCCTTCAAGATGTCTGAAACATACAGTCAATGGGAACGTACAGCTCCCGAATGGAAGGATAATATCACCCATCCAGAAGAACTTGGACATATTACAGAATCATCTATACAAACTTATGGACGTGCTAAATCTTTATATGTTGTTAATGGTGACAAAGTTGTTGACAATGATGAATTTTGGGGTGAAGATATTTGTGGTGATTTAAAAAATCTACCAGATTTTGACTATCGAATTAATACTGCTAATTATTATTTGGGAAGTTCCAAAAAGGCAGAGGCTTCTTTTGAAAAATTCTTGGAATATGATGCTTGTGTTCCAGAAATGATGGCAAACGAGAAAGTTGGTTTCGGTAGTGTTGTCCCTTGCCCCCTTTGTGGTTGTCCTTCTAATGGTCATTGTCAAAACCATGAAAATGTAGAAGATATTGAGAAATATATTACACCTACTATAGATCGTGGTAGTGTTACAGATGAACTTAAAATTGAAGGTTCATAATGACACTAAACGGAGTGTATCATACAGCAAAGATTGGGGATATAATATATAGTTTACCTGCTGTTTATTTGAGAGGTGGAACTAAGTATTATAAAATCAAAAGGGAAGGGGTATGCGAATACCTCAAACCTTTACTAGAAGCTCAACCCTACATTGGTAGGGTTGAGTACTCCTCAAACGGAAATGATTGTGAGCTGGATTTCAGTAACTATCAGGCGTTGTATAAGTTATACCTTAGAGGAAACTTAACTTATATGCATTTGATATGTGCTGGTATCCGAGCTCACCACTTTCCATTAAAGATCAGTAAGTTGTCAATAAAGTCAGACCATTTATCCTATGGGAATGTAGATATTGACTTAGATACCCATAGAAATATACCAATTTGGTCTGATGAAAAACCATGGCTTACTAATATAGAACCAAAACACGTTGCAGATATTATTATTAACATTACTGATAGATACCATGATTGGAAAAATCACGGAGTTAAAGAACATGATTTTAGAAACTTTGATTATACATTATGTAAGGATTATGATTGTGGCTTCATTGGTTTAGATAATGAATACCAATTGTTTGTTGATAGGTATAAGTTTGAACCGAAGTTCATCAGGGTGAGTGATGCTTTAGAAACTGCACAAATCATAAAAGGTTCTAAGCTATTCGTTGGCAATGCTTCATCCGCAAAAGCAATCGCAGAGGGAATGAAACATCCAACCCTTATGGAG